TCCCTATCCCAGCCCACGACTCATAGTAGCGAAATGATGTGATTTTCGCAATGTCTGGTGTGTTGTATTTATCAGACAGTGCTAGCGGTCAGAACGGGCAATCTACGTCTGCGCCACTCTGCTGCGGCTGATAACCGTTCGATTTCTGTTGCTGGTGTTGCGACTGCCCGCCCTGCTGATCACGCGGCACAAAGCACGACAGCATGATGTTTGAGCGGTTATCCGGGTTCGGCAGGCCAGCGGGATTAAACCAGCGTTCGAGCAGGATGAACTGGCCATTGTCTCCTTCCATCACGACGCCGACATTCTGATATCGGCCCTTTGTTTGTCCCTGTGCATCCTGATATTCACTGGTTTTAACAGCGATGTCGTAAAGCTTCTTTGCCATATAACTTTCCTTAACGTGGTGTTTGTGCTGCTGAAAAACCGTGCTCGACGATGGCAATTGCCTCATCGACTGATCGGGCGATGCCGGCGATAGCGCCGCGGGACAGCATGGCGTCAATGAATTGTTGCTGCTCTTTGCGGATACGGCCGCCGGGCTTTTTGACCTCGATGTACCAGGCCACGGCATCGCCGCCTCTGTGGCCGAATAGATCCGAGAAGCCGACGGGCAGGCCGGTGCGCACAGGCTCGCCTGTTTTAGTGAAGAACAAGCCGACATTGCCTCTAGCTACGAAATGCCCGCGTTCGGATAGGGCGAGCATGATTGCCCGCATAATTCCTGTCTCTGTTTTCGGATTGTCCATACAGGCATTCTAAAACAGTGTTGCGATTATTGAAATAGTTGTTGCTTTTTTCACAACCACCGGTTACACTGCAGTTGTAGTCAATGCACGGAGATAAAAACCGTAGAAATGTGACGACAGGCGCAAGAGTCGTAAATCTGACGCAATGCTTATGGGAAGCATCAGACTTTTAATCTGACGAAATGCCTCTCAAGTCCGCAAGCCTAAAGGCGCAAGGTTGTAAGTCTCAATCCTCGCAAGACGGCAAGTGGCAAGCATCAAGGAAGCGCATTAAATGCCCTGGGGCGAGTTAAGTTTTCACGTTAAGCACGGAACTTCCCAGGCTTCCCGCGTAGGTGGCTACATTCACATTCAATTTAAGGATCATCATGAAGATTATCGAAGCAATGAAGAAGGTGAAGGCGAACAAGGAAAAGGTAACTGACCTGCGCCAAAAAATCGGATCAATCTGCGCCAATCTTGCCCACGAAACCAAGCTGTACGGCACCGAAACCGCCGCCAAGGTCAAGGAATTTCTGCAAGCCTGCGATGACATATCGCAAGAGAACGTCCGCCTGTTGTGCGCTATTCAGAAAACAAACCTCGCTACCAGCGTAACCATCGAGCTCGGCGGCAAGCAAGTCACGAAGACGATTGCCGAATGGATCTGGCGTCGCCGCGAGTACGCGGCAGAGGACTACCAAACCTGGTCTGTACTGACAGATCGCGGAATCAAGGAAGGCCAGGCCCAGACCACAACCGGAACGCCGTTCGAGCTAAAGCTTGAGCGCCACTATGACCCGGTGAAGCGCGACGAAATGATCGCGATGTACCGCGCCGAGCGACACCAGATCGATGCCGCGTTGGAAGTGGTGAACGCGACCACGGACCTGATGTAATGAACCGCGGCGCTCGCTGGCACTCCGCCTACTGGCAATGCCTTCTCGAGCGCAGGCAGGTTTCGCTGCTGCCTATGCGGTGCCGTTATGAGCGCCAGGCGCGCCTGTTCTAAGCGACCACAGCAGCCGAATATTTCCCTCCAGCCGGCGCTGCGCTTCCTCGCCGTGCAGCGCCCCATATGACCGGATAGCCGAGCGCCTAGTCTCAATGTCCGGCATTCTCAGGATGGTCCGCGCTTCCGTTTCGCGCGACAGACATTCGGCCTTCCAATCCGGCGAATAGCTATCGACCACACGGCCATCGAGCAGGGTGACATCAGCCATCGGCGAGCTCGGCTTTTCTGATTGAGCTTTGGACCTTCCCGCGCCATGTCATTTCCGCCCAGGCTTCAGGCCGGCGGTATCCTCGCTGCTTTGCCAACCTCACCAGTGCAGCGATGGCGGCTGCCTTATCCTTGGCGGCCCGCTCCATTACGCTCTCAATCCTCGCCCGGGCGAGCTCGGCCTTATCATTTCCTGCAAGGTCAATTTCCTGCAGATCCCCATCGACCTGCTCTATCATGCGAGGCTTAGGCTCGAAGTGATACCCGCATGCGCAATCAGTTGCCGCTGCCATCACCATGCGGAAACATGACGGACAGGTTTTGATGGGCATTTCTTGATTAGATGTGCCGCGCTTCTTGCCGCTACCTGACAGCGACCATGTACGCGCCTCCGCTGGATTACCGTGGCGACCAATGTTGCCTGCATGGTCGAGCACAATGCAGCAGTCTTTCCCCGGATGCATACGCAGGCCACGGCCGATGCTCTGCAGGAACTTTGTCAGGGATTGCGTCGGGCACAATAAGATGACGCATGAAACACTAGGACAATCCACGCCAGCCACGAAAAGGGCACAGTTACAGACGACATCGATGCGCCCGGCCTTTAGATCAGCCAGAGCTGCATCGCGCTCGTCCGGATCCGACTCACCCGACACGGCCACGGCGCGTACACCAGCTAGGCAGAACTGCTTGGCAACGTGATGCGCATGTTCGATGGAAACACAAAACGCGATGGTCGGACGATGGCGCGCGACTTTCATCCATTCAGCGACAGCGCTGCCGGTAATCTTCGGTTTGTCCATAACAGCAGCGAGATCACCCTGATTGAATTCGCCGGCCGTCGTATGCACGCCGGTCAGGTCAGGTGGCTGAGGTGCGAAATACTTTATGGGAGCCAGCATCCCCTCGTCGATCAGATCTTGCGTACTGCAGGTTTCGATGATGCAGTCGGCAACCTCGCCCATACCGCGGCCGTCCAATCGCACAGGCGTAGCGGTCAAGTGCATTAGCTTAGCTCCGCCGGCCTTGTAGAATTTTGGCCCGGCGTGAGCCCATTCGAAAATGTCCTGATAGGTTGCGGCAACAGCCAGGTGGGCCTCATCCACGATAATAAGCGTAGGCCTTTCCAGCCGCTCAATGCGGCGCACAGCAGTCTGCACACTGACAACCTGGACCGGCTGGCGGCGGTCGTAGCTGTGCCCGGCCATGACGTAGCTGAACGGTAATCCAGCCTCCCCCAAGCGGCGCGCAGTGTCGTGATTGATTTCCTTGAGGTGGGACAGGAACCAGATGCGGCCGCCCTTAGCCAGCGCGCGGCGGATCATTTCAATGGCAGTGAAAGTTTTCCCGCTACCTGTTGGGCTGACCAAGATCGGGGCGACCTTCCCTGACTGATATGCGAGCACGATGTCACTAATCGCATTAGCTTGCCGCGGGCGAAGATCATCTGCCATGCTTTTTTATTCTCGCCTCGGTCATTTCAGCGTGATGATGCTTCATATGCTCCGATTGCGTCATCACCTCGAGATTGCCTGGCGAGTTATTGTGTTTGTTCCCGTCTTTGTGATGGACGATCTCGCCCCTTAGCAATGGCCGGCCGAGCATCTGTTCGGCGATAACGCGATGCTCATGACGATTGAACAGCTTCTTGTAAACATCCGGCCTGGACTGCTTGTAGCGAAGCGCTGCCTCCCGGCAATTTGCTTTGAACTGCTCATGAGAAGTGACGTAATGCGGATCCCCATATCGCCGCACCCGCATTGCATGCATCCCGCAATAGCCTTGCTTCGTCTTTGTCGCACTTGGCTTATCGCAAGTATCGATTATGCATTTCACAGAATTCCCATCTTTCTAAAAATAACCCAAATAAAAATCCACATCACCAGCGATATCGGCAGAGCAATCAGGACGCCATGGAAAAACCTGATTCCCTCGTTGCAATCCGTCCGTGCAGACAGATCACGGCAACGTGTGCAACTGCAAATGTTAATCATGGACTCGGCCCTGCGCTTTCCTATATGGACTCCGCCCGGTCATTGGCGTTTGATCATCCAGCCTGCTGAGGCAGCAGGTCGGAAGCAGTGAGGGAAAGTCCCCGCGCCCGAGCGGCTTCAAGAACAGTTTCCTGAATAGGCCCCGGCACTCTGCCTCCAGTGCCGCCGTCCTCTTTGGGAGATCGCCAGCGAGAAATGGAAGATGGATTTCGGTCCAGGGCGCGCGCCGTTTCGCGCACGCCTCCGAATGCGGAAATAACGCGGTCTGCAGGAGTTGTGATTTTGGTTCCCATGTGGTCTTAACAACTGTGTTGAGATAATCGCAATTATAGGTGCTTAAATGCCCTGTTGCAATACCCGCAATGATGCTGTAATAACCCCAACATGGCCCAGGAAACCAGTAGCGGCGTCGATACTGCGTGGTTTAAGGCGAGGCTCGCTGATCGCCAGATATCGCAGCGCAGCCTGGCGCGGACGCTCGGCCTGGATGCCTCCGCCCTCTCCCTCATGTTCAGAGGGAAACGGGTCATGAAGATCGCCGAGGCCGTCGCTATTGCGCGCCTGCTTGGCGTGCCTGCCGATGAAGTGATGGCGCATGCCGGCGTGCGCGTCGATTCAAAGAACGAGCTCGTGCCGATAGCTGGTTTCATGGATGGGACCAGCGAGGCCCATGTCTCCATGAATTCGATGGGCTCCGTCCCGCACCCGGGCGGCGACCTTCCGGCGGAACTGAACGCCTGCATTTGCCGCACTGCCGGCTCTGACCTCGAGTATATGGACGGCTGGATATTGTTCTGCGCCGACATGACCGGCGGCATTCAGCCCGAAGCCGTCGGCCGGCTGTCCTATGTGAAGATCACCGACGGTGTGGTCTATGTCGCCAGGCTGCAGCGCGGCACAGCACGTGGCCGATGGACGCTGGCCGGCCCAGCGATCTATTCCGAGGACCTGCGCATCGATTGGGCGAACCCGATCCTGGCGATACTGCCCTGACGTTGTATTTTCCAGACACTGCAATTTACCACAATATAACGCTTGCGTTTTTCGCACCGTTGCGTATGATGTGGTTATCGCAACGATGTTTTGAAAGGAGCAATGATGGATGCCTTTAAGGCTGAACAGAGCGGCTGCTACGGCGGCGAGGTTGAGGTTTCCGGCTGGATGTTCGATGGGCAGCCGCTCGTCACTATCAAGCAGCACGGCGCATCTATGCATTTCCAGTTCAACATGACACCGGAACAGGCGCGCGAAATGTCAGGGCTGCTGATTCACGCGGCGGAAAAGGTTGAGCAGCGCGAGGTGCCGGCGTGAAAACCGAGGCCGAATGGCTTGAGGCTTTGCGCGGTCGGCTTGAGAAGCGCGTCGAGCGCGTCACAGAGACAGGCTGCTGGCTCTGGAATGGCCGTCTTGACCGCAAGGGATATGCAAGGCTTTCGCTTTGGAGGCGAGACAAAAGACACTACGTCCTAACTCTTGCACACCGCCTTGCATTCAAAGCATTCGTCCGCGACTTCCCAACGACTTCAGTCATCATGCACAGATGCGACACGCCTTGCTGCATCAACCCTTCCCACCTGGTTGAAGGAACGCAAGCCCAAAACATCCATGACATGCTCGAAAAGAAGCGCGAGCGCGGCGTCGGATTTAACAACCGCAACAAGACGCACTGCAATGCCGGCCATCCGCTTTCCGGTGAGAACCTGCGCATTGAAGGTAAGCGGAAAGCTCGCCGCTGCAAGGCCTGCGAGAACATCAAGAAAGGACGCAATAAATGAACGTCGAAATACTCAAGCCTGACAACGAGGCGCATTGGCTCGAAATGAGAAAAGCGGATGTGACGAGTACAGAGTCAGCCGCTCTTTTCGGACTCAGCCCGTACACCACGAGGTTCGAATTGTGGCATGCGAAAAAGTCCGGCATTGCCCGAGAATTTCAAGACAACGAGGCGATGGAAGAAGGCCGTTTCCTCGAGCCAGGTATAGCCGCATGGGCCGCGCACATAATGGGCTGGGAGATCGAGCCGCTGAAGTCCTACTGGCGGCGCACAGATATTCGCATGGGCAGCAGCTTCGATTACGTGATCAACAACCTGCCTGATGGCCCGGCGATCCTCGAGATCAAGAATTTGCGCTACGACGTTTTCAAGCGCGACTGGATCGAGCACGACGACGGCTTCATCGAAGCAAGCGAGCACATCGAGGTTCAAGTCCAGCATCAGCTCGCAGTGAGCGGATACAAGCGCGCATTCATCTGCGCCAAGGTCGGTGCAGGCCGCCCGCTTATCATTGAGCGCCAGCGCGACGAGCAAGTCATCGCCGGCCTCGAAAACACGGTGCGTGAATTCTGGCGCACGGTCGATGCCGGGATCGAGCCGCCGCCCATGATGCCCGAGGACGCCGACGCGGTTATCCGGATGATGCGTTATGCGGAGCCGGGCAAGCTGCTCGACGCCTCCGGTGATGCGACAATCGAAACGCTGGTGGCAAATTACAAAGCCGCTTGCAACGAGCGCGACAATGCCGACGAAGCCGCCAAGGTTTTCAAGGCGGAGCTCCTAGTCGCCATCGGCGATGCGGAGAAGGTGATCACGTCGGACTGGACGATCAGCGCAGGGCTAGTGGCTGACACGCCGCCGACGGTTATCGATGCGTCGATGATCGGCCAGTCGTACGGCGGACGCAAGGGCTACCGAAATCTCCGTGTAACCCAAAAGAAAAAGGCGAAGGCCGCAGCCTGATAGCGGCCAATTCAAAGGAAATCCAAATGACTCAAATCGCAGTAATCAATGAAGTTCGAACAGCCATCGAGAAAATGGCCCCTCAATTCAAGGCGGCGCTTCCGTCGCACATCCCCGTCGAGCGCTTCGTGCGTACCACGCTGACCGCCGTGCAAACCAATCCGCAGCTGGTGGACGCAGACCGCCGCACGCTGTTCGCTGCAGCTACCCGTGCCGCGCAGATGGGCTTGCTGCCTGATGGCCGCGAAGGTGCCATTGTGACGTTCAAGGGGCAGTGCCAATGGATGCCAATGGTCGCCGGCCTTTTGAAGCTGGCGCGCAACTCCGGCGAGATCGCCAGCATCGACGCGCAGCCCGTCTATAAGGCAGACAAATTCACCTACCGCCCAGGGATCGACTTGGTGCCGCAGCATGAGCCCGACTGGTTTGGCGACCGCGGCGAAATGATCGGTGTCTATGCCGTCGCTCGCACCAAAGACGGCGCGGCTTATGTCGAGATCCTGAGCATGAAGCAGATCAACCAGGTACGGAACGTCAGCCGCGCTAAGGACAGCGGCCCATGGCAGGCTTGGCCGGATGAGATGGCGCGCAAGACAGCTATTCGCCGCCTGTCCAAGCGCCTCCCGCTTTCGACCGATCTGGACGGCGCAATCCACGCAGACGACGATTTCTTCCAGCCTGCAGAGGATCCTACGCAAGCCGCACAGGCCTCCCAGCAGACCGAAGCAGCACCGGCCAACCGCACTCGCGCAAGCCGCCTCGATAAAGTCGCAGCCGCCGGCAACGGAGCGCCACACGATAACGACGACACCACTGTGATCGATGGCGAGGTTATCCAGCACGCCAACGACAGCCAGCAAGCCGATCAATCTCCTATCTGAAAGGCCACACCATGCCCATCATTGCCAGCACCCGCGAGGAACACCCCGACGACCTGCTGAAGCCTTCCGAGGCCGCAGCCATTCTCCGCGTGTCAGTCAGCACGATGGAGCAATGGCGTGGCGTCAGGAAAGGGCCGCCGTGGATCAAACTCGGAACCGGCATTCGTGCGCCGATCCGCTATCGCCGCGGCGACATCATTGATTTTCTGCGTACATAACTGAGACCATCCTATGATCGACCACGAAACCAAACTCGCCATCCTCAGCATCCTGAAATCAAAGCGAGGCGAGCGCATTCCTGCCGCTGAAATTGCCAGACGCCTTGGCACCACGCATGCCACCATCAGCCGGCACCTGACCGAACTGCTCGACCTCGACGAAATCTGGCACTGCGTTCTGAACCATCGGAAATACTATTTCGTGCCAACCGAGGCAGAGATATCTGCCGCCGCCGATACGTCACTGCCGAACTGGAAAACGGCGAAGGAATACAAATACCCGCTGGCGATGCAGCGCCGGGTCAAAGAAATTGCAGAACACCGCGCCCGGTTTCCGTTGTTTATTCCGCGAGTGAATAAGCAACCAGCTTAATATCACGATTAGATCGTTGCGTTTTTCGCATCAAAGTTTAGAATAGAACTGTGCTTGATTAATACCGAAAGGGATATTGTGAGAGACATCCATACCACTACGGCCACCGTTAAAAACGGCCGCAATCCGATTTATTTCGACGTGCAATATTTCATCAACGAGGACGATGAGGTCGAGCTCGACGCCGTGGCTGTGTGCGACGGATGTGGCGACGATATCGCAGCGCTGCTGAAGCAGGAAGTGTGCGATGAACTCTGTCGACAGATCACCGCAGAATTGAAGAAGCGGGCCGATAGCGATTTCAGTCTGGGGCTGCCGTTATGATCCAGCGCGAATACCACTGGCGCGACAGTATGCGCCTCAGAGCGGGCCTGCTTTGGCGATCTGACTATCCAACACCACGCGATTATCCGGCGGCAATGCAATGCACCCTGCTCCTCCTGCTAGTTTTCATCCTGTGGGCATGGGCAATGGAACGCGATTTCGCCGAGCAGCAACGGTATGAGGCTGATCGCCAGGCCGCCATTGCAGAGCGCCGTGCCAACGAACTCGGTGAGTGCGTGCAGGGAAGCCTGAAACTGTCATTCGAGAACGAGTCCGACCGTGGTTATAGCAAAACCGTCATCCGTTGCATGCCGGCCGAGCAATTCGACTACTGAGGATATGAGCATGACACCTGAAATGGAGCAGCGGCGCAAAGCGTTTGCCTACTCATGGAACGATATGCGGCGCTTTGCACTGGTAGCAGCTTTCTTCGCAGCGCACGTCGGCATAATTGTCGGCTACGCACTGGCGAAGATTTTTGGATAACTGAGCGCGAAAGCGCAAGCAAAGGAGAATTGTGAACTACTTGGATAAAGTAACGGTGGCTGCGGCGGATAAGCTTTCGGCTGTCACCAAACAAAATGAGCAGCTTGCCATGGCTGTGGCTGAGTTGCAGGCAGAGAACAATGAGCTGAAAGACAAGGTTGAACAGCTTGAACTTGATTCCAGAATCTGGCCTGAATGGGCTTTGAAATCGCTAAAGCTCATTCGCAAGCAGTCTGGCTACGACGGCTACGATGATCAATCTGATGGCGTCGACCTGCCGGAAGAACTTGGCGAAATGATCGATGAATTCAACTCGATCATCAAAAATCTGGAAGATCGCTATCAGCGTGATGTTTTTGGACTAAACAACGAAGGCGACCCTATTGGCGGCGATCCTGCTGGTGGTTACGTCAATAACTTAAAGCTTGCACATGCACAAGTCGCCGACCTCGAATCCCAACTCGCCATAGCAAACGAGAAGCTAGCTGGTGTGGGTGAGGCGGTTATTGTTATCGACAGCGTGCCAGATATGGGACATTCAGGTGACTGTTCTGTTGTAGACAAGTTTTTCCCTGTTGGCACAAAGCTCTACACCACCCCTCAAGCATCGGCAGGAGTGAAGGTGCCGGAGGGCTATGCGCTGGTGCCTAATTGGCATGGCTATGCGTTGCTGGGAACTGGCAACTACCTGTTGCATTACGCTCCACCACCCATTGACCCTGAGCTTGGCGCTGAATTCGCAATCACACTCGCAAGCGACGAAGATCGCTCTGGAAATCGTCAGATTGGCGAGCTTCGAGACAGCACCAGGAAAGAGCCATACCAGCCTGAAGAAATAGCAATCCGTATTGGATTCCTGACACCACAGGCGCTTGATGCGCTGGAAGAGCAACTTCGGATGCTGCGGGCCGACTATTGGCCTGAAACTGTCGCGCCCAAAGTATCCACCCCACTAGCGCAGCCTGCCGATAGCGAGGAGGGGAAATCGTGAGCGAGTTCTGTCAGTACTCCAATGAGCATGAGCCAGAAACAACGTGCAAACACTGCGGTCTTGAGGTCGATAAGTACGGGAACACTGAAGGCGATTTTCGCAACTGTTGCTATCCAGATTGTGGGTGTGATGGGGCGCGACTTTGCATGGCTCCAAGTGGGGCAAACAGCACATCCTACTTTATGAATTTCGAGTCTGGGAGCTTTGACAAATGACCTCACAATCTACCGTGGAACTGAAAGAGTGCCCGTTTTGTGGTGGCACTGAGATTTGTTTTGAGTATTCATCGCCACGCAATCAGTACTATTACTGCGGAAGATGTGGAGTAGCGACACCCGGCAGTGGGTCTCCAGAGCAAGCAGCATCTATCTGGAACCGCCGCGCCCATGCACAGGTAGCAGCAGGACTGACGGATGATGGTTTGCCACCTCTTCCGAAGCCATTGGCTGATGTTCAATGCAAAAACATCGAACGTGGAGTTGTGTTCACCTACTGGAAGAGTCCTGCTGTCTCGTATTTCAGTGCTGACCACATGCGCGCTTATGGCTTGAACTGCAAAGCGATGGCCGAACTTGCCTATACCGCAACCATCCACAGATTGAGACGCGAGCTAGAAGAAGTCCGCGCCATCGAGGCCAAGGTACAAGCTGATGCTCCGGTAGCTGAGCAATGGCAACCGCTTCCCGCGCCGCGGTCTGACAGCCTTGGTGCTGAGGAAGCATGAACATTCTTCAATGCCAAAAGAAAGCACAAACGCTTCAATTCTGTGGCGCGACATTTGATCTTGTCGGTCCGGGTGGACGTATCAAATGCCGATGGCTCGATGCCTACATGGGCCTTTTCATAGGCGAAGGCGAGAAAGGATTTTGGCACGCCGATGATTTCGATGCGCCCGATATTCGCTGTGAAAACCTCACCGCCCGTTCTGCTGACAAGGTGGAGGGAGCATGAGCGAAGAAAAGACGCCAGAGTCTGTGCTGCAAGAAGTAAAACAGGCAGTGCATGACTACATCAAGGCAACACAGGGGAAAGCGCCGCTTAGTTTGTATGTTGGATCGGAAGAACATGCAAAGCTGCGGCAGTTGAAGGACTTCTACAGCCATTGGGATTTTGAGCGTAAAACGTTTCTCGGCATGACCGTATTTGTGGTTCGTGAATTCAACCATCTGCGAGTTATTTAAGGACACTACCAAATGACCAACACTGAACAGAGCCGCGAGGGGTTTGAGAAGTGGTGCCTGAATAATGGCTACGACATCGCACGCGTTTATCGTTTGCCTGAAGATTACGCGAACTGTGCTACGGCTACTGAATGGCATCTATGGAATGACGCGTGGCAATCCCGCCAGCCCGAAATCGACGCGCTCAAGGCTGAGATTGCGCGGTTGACTGAACAGAACGCGCAGGCAACCGCAATGTGTCAAAGCTCGTTCGCACGTGATCAAGAGCGGCAGCTTGAACTTGCCAAGGTGCATGCTGACCTCGAATTTCTCCGCGCCACACCCACCGCACCGGCCGATATGGTTGAGGCATTGCGTGAAGCAGTCAACGGCATGGGTGGTAGCTATGCCGTATGGGCACCAAAAGCCGAAGCGGCCCTCTCACGCTACGAAGCAGCGCAGCAGGAACAGCGCACCACAGCTTCCGCCAATCAGTCATGAAAAAATACACCATCGCCAGGCATGAGGATGGCGACCTCATGGACCGGCTCATCAGAATGCGTGATGCGAATCCGAATTACGCCGCTGTCGTGCAGGCCGCAATCGACCGCATCAAAGCCGATGCGCTGACCATTGATCATATGCGCCGGGCACCGCGGCACGCGCGTTAAAATGCTTCCCCTATGCAAACCACGAAAAACCAAATCGCCAGGCTGCTGCTGGATGGCGAGCGTATCACGCAATTTGAAGCCAGCAGCGCAGCGCAGTGCGACCACATAACGGCGCATCGCATCCTCGAAAATTTTCACCGACGCGGCCTAGTGCAGATCACCGGGACACGCGGCGACGTGCCGGAATTTGGGTGGCGGCCGGTGGCGTTTTGAGCGCCCGTGTAAAGAAATTGCTACGGAGCGGAAATTCGTCAATGATTTCAATACGGCCTGTCCAGTCCATCATCGGACTAATTGCAAACCGAAACCAGCCGTAATTGTCTGATATTGCCACTGTTTCCCCTCTCTTTAGAACCATTCAAGCCGTAGCACTTGCCCCCGTTTCCCCCTCGGAAGCTCGAAAAACGCTAATCCTCAGTGCTACGAAATTGCTACGAGAAACAGCACGATTGCAGGACAGCAAAGGATGCAATTTTCGTTGCAGTCTCATCCGCGAATTTTCCTTTCCGAGTAGGTTGCATGTTGCTTTAAATGCAACTACAATGTGTGTGTGACGTTTACGTAAAGGAGAAGAGATGTCTTGCACCTGCCTTACCGATTTGCCGCGAAAGGTCGCCGAGCGCCTTGGCACCGACGCAAAATTTCCTGGCCCGATTAAATCGGTCGAATTCGATAGCCTGTCATGGGTCATTGAGGACAACAGTGTCACGCGCATGGTCCTGTCAAACCAGATGACTATAAAGTACGAGTACACCGCAAAGAGCGGCGCTGTCAGCATCAAGAAACTGAAGCGCAGCATGATGCCGTCGTTCTGCCCGTTCTGCGGCGAGAAGCTAACGCCGGGCACCGATGAAGGCGGTGCAGCATGAGCGCGCATACGCCGGGGCCGTGGCATGTCGAACCAGGTGGCGATAACATCATCCGCGGGCCGAATGGCGAGTGTGTTTGCGCCGATGGCTCTGGCGCTTTTATCGCGATAGTCAACGACGAGGATGCCCGCCGCATCGTCACCTGCGTGAATGCCTGCGAAGGTATCCTGACAGAAGCGCTCGAGGCAGAACCGGGGCAGAGGCTGGTCAAGTATCTATCAGACCGCAAGGCCAACCATCTGGTAGCGAGCTTAGAGATCGGAAAACTGACGGCGCAGCGCGACGCACTGCTCGCGGCTTTAAAGCTGATCCGCAATGGCAGTGTGCAACCAGCGACGGTCGCGGCCTTCGCTGCCGATATCCTCTCCAAAGCCACCGGACCCGATACGCAATTCACCACCAGCTATCGCTCCGGCGTCGTCTGCCCGCGATGCAATACCACATTGCATCCGGCAGATTTTAAGACAGCGACTTGCGACAGATGCGGCTATCCAGCAGACACGCCGACCACCGGGAGCGAGGGATGAGCTACTGCGTCTGCGATTACGACTCGCCGAAGTTCTACGTCAAGACAAGCCGCAAGGCACGCAAGGTTCATCGATGCAGTGAATGTGGTTGCCATATTCAGCCTGGAGAGCAGTACGAGCACGTCAGCGGTATGTGGGACTACGTTGATACGTTCAAGACATGCCAACGCTGCATTTCCTTGCGTGACTGGGTGGCGGCGCATGTCCCATGCTTTTGTTGGGCCCATGGCAACATCCGCGAGGACGCTATCGAAACTGCCCGCCATTGGGCACATGAAGCGCCAGGAATGCTGTTCGGCACATGGAGGCGCGAGGTTGCAATCCAACGGCACCGGAAAGCTACGCGTCCAACCTAATCTCCCCGATTCAGCACCGGACAAACCGCGTTGAAAGGGCTGGGGAATTTTGATTAAGAGCGCAATTTGTTGATCAGGTTGCATGTTGGTATTTTTGCAACTATAATGGGTACGTGATTAACGAAAAGGAGATTTGAAATGGAAATCATTGTGGCCCTTAAGGATCAATACGGCGTCCAGACCATCGTTCCAGTTTGTGAGAAGGCCCAGCTGTTTGCCGAGCTCGCCGGGACCAAGACGCTGACCAAGCAGTCTGTCGAAAAGATCAAGGCCCTTGGCTATGCGGTGCAGGTAAAGCAGCCAGAGGTAGTGCTTTGAGCGCCGGTCACACGCCAGGCCCCTGGCGTGCAGAGTACAGATGGTGGCCCGGTGGCGGAACGGTTTATCGTGATGATGGCTGCTTTTCGATCCTCGACAACAACGGCAATGTGGTTTGTAGCCGTACCCCTTGGGCAGAGCGAGCTGATGAGTTAAGGGCCAATGCTCAGCTAATCTCCGCTGCGCCAGAGCTATTTATGGCCCTGAGTGAATGCGTTTTGTTCGTCGAGGAATATTGGCGAAGCATGGGGCTTGAGCCCAATAGCTGCCCGGCCATTGTCCAGACGCATGCCATCCTCACCAAGGCAAGGGGCGAAGAATGACGACTGCGCAATCTCGCCTCGACTGGCTTGAGGAAATCAACACTCTGCACCGCAGCGTTGAATTCCTCTATGAGGTCGATGGCTACCAAGTAACCATTGTATGGGACGGCGAGCCAATCTCCCCCGACTTCCACGGCGCAACGCTCGAGCAGGCAATCGATGCAGCCATTGCCGGCTTCGACATGGAGGCCTCGCCTAAGTGGCGGCACAGAGTTCAACCGCTGACGCTGAGAGAGCAGCACGCCGCACTCCTGTCCGCCCTGCAGGAATTGACCGCGCACTACACCGAGCCGACCGGTATCCAGACGGCGCAGATCCTCGACAATGAGCAGTTCGGTGAATTCCTGAAGAAGCTGGATCGCAAGCGCGACAAGGTGCTGGCGAAGGCACAGGCGGCAATCGCCGCTGCTACCAGCTTCCCCCGTCAGCCCGATTTAACCTGATGTAACAGCCCTATCTGTCCAAACCGCGATAGTGCCCTTGACCGCCGCCGCAGTATACGTGAGCGTCCGAAACCTTCCGGAGCTCGCCATGGCGTCCATCATTCGCGTCAATGACAAATGGCGGGCGCAGATCCGCCGCCGCGGCATGCCGATCAAAACGGCGAGCTTCCCGACCAAAGCCCTCGCCACACAATGGGCCCGGGCCATCGAGGCCGAAATTGACGCCGGCCGCATCCTGGCCGTCACGCAGAAATCGTCTATCACCATCGGCCAGCTGGTGCGCCGCTATGTCGATGAGATCGGCGACGTAAAACCGTTCGGGCGCAACAAGGACGACGTGCTCAAACGGATCTGGAAATTTTTAGACACCGAGAACGCCGCCGACCTGACAGCTGAGCGCATCGTCGAATATATTTTGGAGGATCGCGGCATCAGCGGCGTGACCGCCTCTATCGACCTGACCTATCTGAAAGGCGTCCTGAAGATCGCCAGGGCGCTGTGGCGTGAGCCGGTATCGCCAGCCGTGGTCGATGATGCCCGCGAGATCCTGCGCTATATGGGCCAGCTCGAGCGCTCGAATATGCGCGACCGCCGGCCGACCACTGAGGAAATCGAAGGGATCAAAAACTGGTGCCGGCGCTCCGACAGCCTGACGCCGGATATTATTGATTTCATCCTGGCATCGTGCTTCCGGCCGCCTTCAGAAATCGTGCGCCTGCGCTGGCAGGATATCGACCATGCCGACCGGACGATTGTCATCCATGACCGCAAGGATCCGCGCCGGAAGATCGGCAATCATCAGATCGTGCCGCTGCTCAATGGCAGCTATGACATCGTGATGCGGCAGCCGCAGCGCGCCCCTGAGATATTCCCGGCGAACGGCGATACATGGAGCAATCTGTTCCCGAGGGCCTGCCGGGATCTTGGGATCAAGGATCTGACGCTGTATGATTTGCGCCACCTCGCGATCACGCGCCTGGTCGAATCAAGGAAATATTCGATCCCTGAAATGATGCTCGTAACGGGCCATAAAGATCCCCGACAACTCATGCGTTACACGCACATCCAAGCCCGCGACCTGCATCGCTGATCACTCGTAGAGAATATTCACGCTGCCTGCGTCGAAGGTATCGGTGCCATTGGTTGTCGTAATCCGCACGCGGTCGAGGACGGCACCAAGCGTCACATCGCCGCCGCCATGCGCCGCCAGGATCGTGGAAATCTTGCCGGCATGGGACGACACCCAGACATTGCCGCCCATATGCGTAAGCAGCATGTGGCCACTGACGATTTCAGTCGCGACCTGATTGTTGATCGGGAAGCCAGCGGTTGAGGCTGTCCCCGATGTCGTGCTGGTCATGTTGATGCGCATGCCAATCGCGTTATAGCCAGAAGCGACAACGCCACCGGACGTGCCCAGCTGCACCAGAAGGCTCGCCGTGCCGCTCAGACTGACACCGTTGAACATGATGGTGATGCGCTTGGCCGTGGCGGGGATACCGGTGAAATCCTTCGATGTTCCGCTGGTCGTGGCCTGCGCAGTGCCAAGCGTGACAGCCGCGGCGATAGCAGCGTTTCGTGCCACTACCTCAGCAGCATCTGCATTGATGCGCGCCGTGACTTCAGCATCGAGTTCAGCCTGAATTGCTACATCCGGGTCAAGCATTGCTGCTGGTACGGTCTGCGTCATACGCCTCCCTTGCTAGTGGTTGGTTAGCGAGTCGTGGATACGCTCGCAGGTAAGCCCGGCGACGCGGCTTTCGTCAGCGAATCGAGCAATTCTGTCCGTAGCTTCGTCAAGCCGTCGCTGCACGTCGGCGAGCACTCGTTCGGAGGCGTCGGCTGACGTGCTTGCTGTGGCAGTGGCGTCACTCTGGCAGGTTCGTAAACCAGCGACGGCGGCGGATTGTGCGTCGCGCAGCCGGCGACCAACAGAGGCAGCAGCATCGTTTGCAGCAGACACTTTGGCGCGTAGTTCAGCAGCTTCATCGGTTGCCTTCCTTTCTTCATCCTGGCGGCGGTTCTCAGTTGCTCGCTCGCGCTGGTTTGCTTCCGTCAATTCGGCCTGAAGCTTGCTTTTCTCGTCAGCCCAATCCTTGCGCACAGCCGCTGTATCAGCCTTGGCATTCGAGAGGCGCACAGTCTGAACGCCAATCGCTCCAAGCAGTGCGACCAAGATGATTCCAGCTGCGATCAGCATCGTCTGGTTCATACTGTTCCCGTCCTCATCATCCCGGCCAGACGATCTGCGCGCTTGCCAACCTGTCGCGCCCATTTCGATGCCAGCATTCCGTCAGCGGCATCATCGAACCTGGCCTCATGCACACATGCCAAAGTGTTTTTGAACCCGAGCAATCCGGCTACGCCGAGGTTGAAAGCCATGTTGACGATCACGCGCTGACGCACTTCATCGAGATCTCGCCACCATGCGATATGCTCATCGAGTTGTGTGCATTTCGCATCAATATCGGCGTCGAGAAGCGCATCCGACTGCGCCTCGGTGATCGATCCACCCTTGCGTAAATCGACGCCAAACGGCGCAGGATTTGCTCCTTTGCTTGGGTCGATAAGGTGGCCCACGCCAACCGTCCAAAGCCCGAGGCTGTCCTTATAGGCGACCAGTTTCTCACCCTCATCATGGCGTAGCTCAGCGCGCAGTATCGACTGGTCCATGATCCACCCAATCAGAAAGACGACGGCACTTGCCGCGCGTCAGCAAACCACGCAACCATGCCCCTGCGATGCAGACTGCTACGCCACATGCGATGAGGTTCAACGCCGACAGAAAATCCGTGCGATGGTCGGACAGCATGCCGGCTGCACCCATGAGACCAACCGATATCAAGATCAGTCCGAACTTGACGACCACGCCATCTTTGATGCGATGCGATAGCACCATGCCAGCGACAGCAATGGCGACGATCAGCAGAAAAAATACATTGAAAGTAACTTCCATGGATCAATCCCTCCGGCTCAACCAGCCAGAAATAATCTCTCCGAACTTCACTTCGCGCATGCCGGCGAAAATAGCCGCCATCAGGCTCAAGCCGAAGGTGCCGATGAAGAACCCCATCAACCCAGCCAGGCCCAATGTCTTTATCTCGAAATACTCGATTACCCCCGGCGCGCAGAACGTGGCGACCACGCTACCAACCACCAGATTAGCCAGCTTCTCGCCGATATTATTTCCTGGGATCAGCCTTGCAGCTGCGAACATGGAACCACCCACACCGGCAAGGATGGACACGCCGAGCGGAGTATCAAGCGCTTCACGGACATTGAGTTCGCTCATAGTATAGGTCGCCTAGACGAGTGTTTATTATGTTCGCAGCTGCGCGGTTACAGGATTGGTTCGAAGGGCTTTGTCGGTCATTCTGATGTTCACGCTAGTGAGCGGCATATGCCTCCCTTGTTAGAGTAGGTTGAACAGCTTAGCGTGGCCGCTATCATTCGGGTGTACCCCGTCAGCGGTCAAATCCGCTGCTGGGTTTAGCGCAGAAAATGCATCCTTTGGCGCGATCCCAAACTCGGCCAAAACGTCCGATATGATTGTGTTATACGCAATGACGTTTTGCTCGGATGTGCCAAACTGCAAGTACGCGGCGTTCGACATCTTCGGAATGTTGATCGCAATCAAATTCCCAGACTGCTCCGCACTCCCTGCGATAAAGTCCAGATAGAAAACCTTTCCTTGGGTGTTCTGGATAATCTCGACTGTATGTGGCCCATCAGCTAAGCCGTCGAAATGTGCACACGCCGGCCCATAAGTAGCACCGTTGACAGAGTTCATCACACCGAAAGAGTTGAGCGTTCCGATAACGTTGCCGTCAATCTTAACAATGGCGTCAGCCCCAGATGTTGGGTAATTCTGAATTATGTACCCGACAAAAACAGTAGTGCCGTTGACGGTGCAGGTAGCTGTCGCGCCGGCTTGGTAAGTGTTTTTTCCAAACGTATTGGCTTGTGTATTACCCCAAGTCCCCGTGTAGGTCATGCGGGAATCATTGGCCTTTATCTTTTGCGGAAGCAGAAGCCATGCAACGCACTGACGGTAGAACCTGCGAAAGAACTCCATCTTAGTGGGGTCATTCAGATAGCTTCTGTGGTCGTTCGTTCCTACCATGAGAGTAAAATCTGACTGCTGCGAAATGTCGGCTACCTGAATCGCCGCGCCAACATCAACGGCTTGGGAACCACTGACGGCTTTATTACTGAACAGCAGCCCAGCCCAAGATTTTGCAGGGGCAGATGCCCCCACGCCGACTGTGATTGAATCGCCAAAAGCTCTCATGTTTATTCCTATTCGTAAAGAATGTTAATGCTGCCAGCATCAAACGTGTCAGTACCACCTACTGTGGTAAGCCGAATGCGGTCTAATACTCCGCTAAGCGTCTTGTTTCCGGAAATTGTTACTAAGGCAGTAGTAGAGGAATTTGCTAATCCTCCGACACAAAACCATATGTTAGAGCCCATATGCGTTAGTACTATACTTCCTGACCAAACATTAGATGAGTTTCCACTAGCAAAATAGAACCCGCTAGGCGCATTAGTTACCGCGGGAAGTGTTGCGTCTACGAGTACCGCTGAGGCTGCGCTATATCCAGATGTGTCTATCGATCCTGCGCCAAGTTGCAGAAAATATGCTGCGACGCCATTAGTGCTAACACCCTTGAGCATTAACGTGATCCGTTTTACCCAAGACGGAATTCCAGTTAAATCGACAAACGTGCCGGAAGTAGTGTTTACGGCTGTTCCGAGCACTGGGTTTGCCGATAAAACACCGCCAGATAAATTCAAGTTTCCACTGAGGGACAATTGCTCAATGTCGCCAGTACCGGCACTTGAACGGCCAAGCACCCTAGCCGTAGATATATTCTGCGTCTTGGCGAACGTAACGGCATCATCCGCGATCTTGGCCGTTGTTACGTACGAGTCTGCCATTTTGGCACGGCCTGCCGTGTCGGCTGTCAGCACGCCATCAACCAGCTTTGGAGTCGTAACCGATGCATCAGACACAGACCCAACTGGCAATGCAGATCCCCACACAACAAGGATGTTGTTTGTTCCAACACCTGGCGCTGTGACGAACGACAGTTTCGTTCCGAGGATCGTGTAGTCAGTTCCTGGACGCTGGCGAATGCCGCTGATATGGACCTGCGCATTGTTCTCGCTGATCAGGTCACTGGATGCGATGAAGTCTTTTGTCGAACCGTCGCCGCTACCAATAAGTTTCGAGAAATTCCCATAGGCGACAATGGCCGCCAGCGTTGATGGATCGATATTCCCAAGCCCATCAGCAGAGCTATTCCAGCCGATCAGAAAGTTTGCTTGCGGTACAGGAAGTTCAGTATTCACGCCTGATGCAGTCGGCGGCAGAGCGAGCGCAGAAGCGACACGCTCCTGCAGCTGCTGGATCAGCATCGTTGCCTTATCCAGAGCATCCTCATGCGACTCCGCCGGGAACGCATCGTTCTGCACATAGTTGGCCTCTTGCGTCGCCGGAACATTGCGCACGATGGTCAGATTTTCGCCGAGAGCAAGCGGAGCGGTAAGCGTGACGGATCCGGTCGGATTGCCGACGCCAGCAACGCTGTAATCAGTCGTCAGAACGAGATCTGAATTTACGCCGGCCGTGCTGGTCTTGATGACGCGCAGATGGGTCTGGTCAAGAAAGCGAAACTCGACGAGGAAAGGGCCAGTACTGCCCGCACCGGCATAAGGGCCCGACTTGTTGATGGTGGATTCGACGGTCAAAGCGCGCCCCTCCTAAGAGTTGCGCAATTCTAACCGTGTTGTGCGAATACAACAATGCAACAGCAAACGGCGTTGCGTTTTTACAACACTATTGCTGCCAAGCCTTGCCCATATCTGGAGCGCGCATGTTGTCGCTGGCCGGATCCCAGTAATAGGACGCGCCATAGTCTTGCTGCATGCGGCGCTTCATTTTGCCCAGATAACCCGGCGAGACATATTCCTGCAGGTCATTGAAAATCAGATGATCCAGCGCAGACTTTGTGTACCAGAGGTTTGCCAGGGGGATATTCGACTTGCCGAAGCGGACCGCCTCCGCCTCCCATTTCGTGTCTTTACCCTGCATGGCTTGGACGATATTGCCCTGCGTCAGCCCCAGCAGTTGCTCAAACATGCCGGCGACAGGGCCCAGCGCCGCGCCCAGAGGACTGGTGTCGTGCCGCGTCACGTTCGAGAACAGGAAGTCGCCATAGATGCCGAACGAGCCGCCCTGCAGGAAGGCAGCCACCCAGTTCTTGACGCCATTGTCAGCCGCCGGGTTGAGGTTGCGAGGATCGCGGCCGGCGATCAGTTCCTTGACCTGCATGGTGAAGGCACCGAGCAGCGTGGTCGAGGCCATCAGCGCCGCGATATAGCCGACCTTGCCGGCGTTTGTATCCATGGCAAGGCCACGCTTCCAATGGCGATACACCACAGAAATCGGCGTCGTTTTGAACAGGAATACAGAGCGGGCGAGCTCGCCCTTCCAGGTGCCACGCTGAAGGCCGCCGCCGAGCATTTCGCGCTCGATACCCTTTGGCGTGATCACGGCCATATCGACTTCCTCGCCGACGGCACCGATCAGGCGCAGAGCAGCATCACGGCGGATGCGCTGCACCGCCTGACGCATGCCTTCGCCATTCTCACCAGCCGTCGCAAGATCAGGAATTAGCCGTGCCAATTTATCATCTGGAATGGCGTAGATCGCATCAGGCGTCAGTACGGAATTGTTGCCGCCCCATTGCTCAGGCTCAGCTGCACGCCAAACCTGCCAGTCGGTATCGGTAACACCCTTCGACAACAGAATGCGATTGTCGTCAGCATCGAGCTTTGCCAGAGAATCGACGCCGCGCGTCAGATGCCCGATTGAGTCCATCATCGTGACGCCAAAGGCCCGACGGCGAACATCAGTGATCGCATTGAGGCCAGAGGCGCGCATGGTGAAATGCGCCAGCTTAGACGTGACTGTCGAGCCGAGATTATCCTGCCCCCAGCGGTTGAGATCGCCGAGCATGGTTTCCATGGCAAGGCCAGCACGACGCGCCTGACGCAGTTCCTCTGCGTCGCCAAGGTTCATAGCGCGGAGCTCGTTTCCGAACACCTGCATATATGACATGTTATTGACCTTGGCCGTGATCGCCATGGTGCCTTCATCGGCAATCGACGAAATCACAGCGCCGCCAAGGCGTGTCGATACAAGGAAATTGCGGATGCCATCGCCGAGCCGCGCCAGCCATTCACGGGCGACGGGTTGCTGTTGCCCAGACATGAATTTCCAGAGATTATCGAGCTTCACGGCCTGCGCCTGATAGCGGCCAATATTCTTCGGGTCCGCGGTCACAGCTTCCTTTGTGCCTTGGTCGCGCAGATACTCGAACATACGATCCGGATTCGGCCCAAACTCTTCCACCATGGCGGTATCGCGCGCCATGCTTGCCACGTGGTCGACCATGGTTTTCAGCATCGGCTGTCCGGAATAGTCCTCATGATATTTCAGCCACTCATCGGGCCCCTTGAAATGGAGCTCGCGGTGCGCAGCATGGCGGTTCGCCATCATGGAGTTTCCGACCCGCCCTGGCTCCATGGTGTTCAGCCCGTTGGTCGCCAGCGTATTCCATGACTCACGCAAAAAACCTTCGATCTGCTGAGCGGAATAATAGGTACCGTCCTCGTTGACATATTTCGAGCGGTCGATCAGCGGTCGAACATCGTCCATCCATTTTTGCTCACCGACCTGCGCAATGCGCAGCTGAGAATGCGTCTGCGGCATGGCCCAATCCTCAAGGCTGCCAATCTTGCCGCCGAGCGAATTGAATGTGTCCTTCATGCCATTGGCGACTTCGTGCCAGCCATGCGCTGCCTTGACGATTTTCGGATCGATACCTTCCGTCTGTCCATAGAGCGCGCGTACAAAGGCGATCACACCATCATTGTTCTCGAACAGGCCGAGCATGCGTGGGTCCAATGCATCGAACGCATCCTGCAGAAGGCGCAGCGCATCAGAGCGGATCGATGTGGCCAGCGTTTCGATGGAACGGAATGCGCCCTTTCCATCCGTCACGGAGGCGATCTTGCGCTTCAAAGCATCAAGACGTCCACCTTCCCAATTGCCAGTTTCGCGGTCGAGCTTGTCTTTTGCCTCGAGCATGCGCTGCAGACGGAACTTCTGCTGCTCGGCTTCGCGGATCAGTTCATCAACGGCAGCATCGGCGGCCTTCTGCAGGCGCTGTGATTCATTCAGCTTCTGCCATTCCTGCGGATCACGACGAGCCAGCAGACGCTGATTGCGCGCGATCCGATCCTCGACATTCTTGATTTCTGCTTGGGTCAGTTCGCGGCCGGCAGCGTTCTGCACAGCCTGGACGCATCGAGCTCTCATCTAATCACCCACGAAGGAAGCACGCCACAGCGGCGTCATAGCCGGCAGCGTCTTTCTCTGCCTTGGCGATTGTAGCATCGGCCTCAGCCAGCGCCGGAACAGCCGTGCGGATATCTCCGGCATCGTCGACCAACTTGGCGTTTGGCGCGCTTTCGAGAATTTGGCTTACGGTGTTTTCACTTGCGCCAAGCTGTTCTTGCGCAGATTCTCCGCCATCTGCTCGCCCATTATCCGGCCGTGCGCCTTGAAGTTCTTGTTGAACAGTTCGTCGTCCAGCGCGCTCGCCTGATCCGCCGGCAGGCTCTTTAGCACTTCCCACGCGGCCCTTGGCTCCATCGCCACCAGCTGTTCCGCGGTATACGGTTTCCGTGATCCTTCCATTTTTGAACTCACTTTCCAGTGCGGCCTTTAGTCGAGCCTCAAGGTCATTATAGTCAATCTGCTTGAGTATTGCAATATCCGCAACACGTTGCGACCCATTCGGCCCTGTATTGTCGATAATATTCCAGCGGAAATTCGGGTTTTCGCCGAATTCCTTAATCAAGCGCGGCGCAACCTCGGCGGCACCTATATGGGTCTTGGCATGCTCGGTGAGCGGGGCAGTGCGGCCCTGGCGCATGGCACGCGGCAGAGAGCCTTCCGTCAGCGCAACGACAGGATCACGTGCGACATACAGGAAATCGACGGTTTTACCGGCCTCGAGCGCCTGACGAATTCGGCCGGCGGCCGACGAGTAGGTGTTCATATTCGTGTCATAGACGATTTGCGCAGACTTGATGGCAGCCTGGGCCGCTGGAACGCGTGCAATTGCCGATGATTTACCCGAACCCGTACCGCCAGCCGTGAATGCCACCATGGCGCGCTCGCCGTCCTTCGGCTTCTCAGCCAGCTTGCGGCGATACATTTCCTTGACCAGCCACGATGCCGGCTCATGCACGGCCGCTGACAGCATCGAGCGCGCGTCCTTCGATGCATTGTACTCAGGCGACAGATCGCGGGCGATATCGGTATTCAGGATTTTGCCGCCGTCGGAATCTGGCAGCGCCGCATAGGCACCGATGGCACGATCCACGTCCGCCAAAATCCAGTCGGCAAAGCGGGCTTCGATGGCACGTTGCTCTGGCGGAAGGTCCTTGGCTTCTGGAATCTTGCCACCATAAAGCCCCTTCTCAGCCGGTGCCGGGCCAGCATCGTCAAACAGCGACACCTGCCCCTTGCTGTTGTTTTTATCCAACAGTGACGACAGGATGGCCGCACGGCTAGGCGGATCAGCCGCAAAAATATCAGCCTGCTTCGGATTACCCAGCGCGCGTACGGCGTTGTAATAGCCATTGATCAGGTCGGATAGCGCCTTTGATGAGCGCTTGTTTCCTTCCATGAAGCGCATCAGCGCGACGGCCTCGCCGCCAATGCTATTACCGAACATGTCGCCTTGGTTTACGAACTCATCGACCGACATGCCCTGTGCGCGGATATCGGCAAACTTCTCGACGGCCTGCAGCAGCTGCGGCCGGATATCTCGGTCATAGAAATCGCCGACCTCGATACCCTGGCGCACATCAGCGGCATTGGCAGCAGCCCGCACCAGAGCGGCTGCGACATTCTTCTGCGTCTCATCAGCAGACTCGACCAGACGAGCCAGCGTCGGTGAATCACCATAGGCGTGATAGAGGATCGCATTGCGGGCGCGCTGCAGACCTTCAGCTGACACCTTGCCATCGGCACCGACAAGACCTGCCTGCTGATCAAGCGGCATGTTCGCCAGCCAGCGGCGCATGAAGTCGCGGGCACTCGCTGCGCCGAGATCGCCATTCTCAGGCACCTGTAGGTTTTCCAGAGCAGGCATGCGCTCGGCATCAACCTTGGCCTGCTCGAGCGCAGACATGCGCAATCCGCCGCCTTCGTTCGACAGAATGGCCGCATTGCGCACATCGACAGGGTTCTCGAAGCGACGCACCAGCACCGGCTTTTGCATGCCCTGCACAGTCGCTGGATCGATGCCATATTCGGCAGCACGGGCCTCAAGCTGGGCGCGATAGTCAGCCGCACTGCCCTTCTCGTAAGCCTGTCTTACCGCAGCCACACGTCCATTGCCGCCAACAATACGACCATCATTGGCAAGCGTAGGCGCACCCTCTGCCATTGTTGGCGCATCACCGAGGCGACCGAATTGGAGATTGTTCGCGATGCTGTTGATCTGGATATCAGAGGCAGCCCGCGTTCTGTCGCGAAATTGGTTTTCGGCCTTGCCGATCTGTGGCGCAAGCGTATCCGCTTCTACGACATCAAACCGAACAGGCTCTGGCCTATCACCGACAAACAGTTCAGCACGGCGACCATTGCCAACTGCAGGCGCATCGATCTGCCGCCCCGTGAATATCTGATCATCAGCCGCTTCCAACCCGAGCGACTCAACCTCGGCCCGCAGCGTATCGACCTCATCAAGTACCTTGCGCAGCGGGTTCAAATCCTCAACGGCGGCCATGACGGCTGCTCGCTGCTCACTGCGCACTGGCACAAATGAGGCGTTCTCGATACCCGTTGCCGAGATATCGACAGCACGATCGGCGGCCAGATCATTGGCAGCCTTATTTATAGCCTTGGTGTGCGCAGCCCGCGATGCCGGATCAGCCGGAACGCCAGGAGCAACACCTGTATCAACGTGCTGCACAGCATTGGCCGCGAGCGCAGAATCAATCACAGGCTGCGGGATATCAACCGGTGCACGATGCGTTTTCGCGCCGAGAACGCCGAACGCTGTACCGAGCACGGCATCAACTGCCATCGCCTCGCCATCGAATGCCTTGTACTGCTGGGCGAGCTCGCCATAGCCGCGCTGCTCGAGCAGTTCGCCGGTCGCGGCACGCTGCGCCACGCCTAGCCCGACATTGCCAGCGACGCCCGCGCCGATGGATTTCAGAACGCTTCCACCAATACTCGCCGGGAGGAACACGCCAGCTGCCTGAGTAAGACCGGTGATTGCGCCGCGGCCCATGGCCGTCGTCGGATCGAGCTTATCCTTTTCAAGGCCCATCACAGCGTCGGCATAACCTTGCGTGGTACCGACGGCAGCAGCGCCACCAGCCGGGCCGCCCATAACCGTGCCAGCGATGGCCGCCGGCAGCACATCGCCAGCGCCGAACAGCACCTGACCAGCAAGCCCCATGCGTGCATCCGGCATGGTTTCCTTGACCATGTTGATGCGCTTCTGGCGGTCATCATTCAGGAAGTCGGTTGCTGTGGTGCCGCCGAACATTTCATCGATGCCCTTGGCAATCGGCTTCAATGCAACGTCAGCAGCATCACCGATCAGCAGCGCCGGCTTGGCAACGATGCCCGACCAGAGCCCGCGCGGCAGTGCTGTCGCACTCTGATCAAAGAAACTAGGCGTCAGGCCAGCAGACGGGTTCTGCTGCGCCCAAGTCATGGCATCGGCATCGGCGCGCGGATCAAGGTCGAAATAGCTCAATTCGGCACCTTCGGCATGGTGGGAGCAATGTTCAAAACGACCGGCCCATTCTTGCCGACCAGCGCACCGGTTCCTGTCGTGAGCAGATATTGCGAGCCTGACATTTTGCGCAGGCCATAAGCATCGAAATTATCAGCCGGCGTTCCAGCCAATCCATTGGCACGCATGGCGACGCCATAACCATCCTTCACCGCCTGCTCGAACAGATCATCGCTCATGCCCCATGGCTTCAGCACTTCACCATTGCCATGGAAGTCGACCACGCCACCGGTGACGGCAAGCATCGCCTCTCTGCTGATGGTTGAATCAAGCACGTCAGACAGCACGCCTTTCTCGTTGGCCTTGCCAGCGTAATAGGCACGATAGGCTTGATAGGCGGCGGAATAGCCGGCAGCATCGCCCGTGAACGCGGTGCCCGCAAAGCCTGCGAACTCGCGCTCCATGTCGGTATTCTTCGGCATCGGAAACTCGCCGCTTCGACCATCCTGCTTCTTGTCAGCAGCCGTCGGATTCAGGATCGACTCACCCTGAAGGATCGTGGTTGCGACCTTCTTCGGGTCGAACGACATATCCTTGCCAAACCAGCCGCCCTGCTGCGTCCATGCCTGTGCTGCAAGGATATTGCCAGCCACTGCCGTCACCGGGCTATCCGGCGCGATCTGCTGCATCAGCGCACGATAGGCACTCGGATCGGACACTGAACTGCGCATGGTTTCGAGATACTGCACGCGGGCCGCCGTCGGGAATGAGCGCATGACAGCAGACATGGCCTGAGCTTCCTGATTGGTCAGGAGCTTCATCGGCGTCATGTACTTGTCACGCATCATCGTCGCCGTGGAAACGCGCTTCGAGAGTTCAGCGCCCATGGCATTGACATCCTGCACATTGATCGGCTGCGCGTTCGACAGACCGATGCGTGCCGCATAAGCCTGCGGATCAGATTGCTGCTGCGTCAAAATCTGCTGGGCCGCCTGCTCGCGACGCTGCTGACGGGCATCGGCGATCTGATAGCCCGCACCGCCGGATTGCGACAACGTATCGACCTCAGACCGAGACTGCTGCAGCGATGCCTGAATTTCGGCAGGCGTCATGGTCTGGAACTGATTCAGATCCTGCGCCATGCCGCGGCTGTTCTGATAGTCCTGATAGCGTGCGCGGCCTTGATCACCATAGGCGCGGTCGAAATCAGCCGGCGAAAGATTGAACGGGTCCATCTTGCCATCGGCATGCATCGCTCCGGCATCGCGTATCTTTGCATCCATATCGGTCGCGAACTTTGCATTGTCCTGACGCATCAGCGTTTCAGCCTGGCGCTTCAGTTGGATCTGCTTGTCCCAATCGAGGCCAGTGAAGCTCGATGGCTGATCGGATGCTTGAATCGAAAAGCCGGGGCCTGCATCGCTCGCTGTACCAGTGTCAGCGCTCGCCACCTGCACACGCGGAGCCGGACGACCAGCGCCACCGGTGCGCGCCATGATGCGCTGCACATAGTCTTGCGTTTCCTGTGGCGCATGCGATAGCCATGCATCGCCATACTTATCGACAAGCCCAGCAACACCAGTGCCTGCCTTGGCCGATCCGGGGCCCATGTTATAGGCCGCCAGCGCCTTGGCCGTATCACCGCCAAATGTCTGCAGCTGCTTGTCCATGTAGGCGCGGCCGAGTGCTTCATTGTAGGACGCGTCTGAGCGCAGGCGTTCAGGGTCCCATGGCAGTCCGGCAAGTTTTGCTGCCTCCGGCCCGGTCCCCGGCATGATCTGTGCAATGCCAATAGCCCCCGCCGGCGATGTCAACGGCGTGGTGCCGTCTCGCGCCATTTGCTTGCCGCCGGATTCCTGATTGATCTGTGCCGCCCACAGCTGATCGCTGGCAGCATTCGAACCCGTCGTCCCCGGCACGCCTGAATTCTGTTTGAAGTCGCCAAAGCGACGACGATACCAGCCAGACGGATCGCGGTTCATTTCACCGGATTCAGCAGCGAAGCGCAGGCTTTCCTTGTACTTGCGGCCAAAATCGATCTTATCTGCTTCTGTCAGATCATTGCGCGCGAGTACGGTTTCCATGCGGCGAGCATAGACATCATCAAAGCGCGCTGGATCGGTAGCGACGATATTCTCGTCGTCCTGTTGACCGGCTACCGTATCGGCATTGAGTTTAGTCGTCGTCGACTTTTGCTGATAGGCGAAGGCATTCGTCATCAGACGTGACTTCTGTCCAGCCGTCTGCCTCAGAAAGTACTGACGTGATGCCTCAGTCGGAAGCGCGGCAGCTGACTCGGATTGCCACTTGTCAAAATCGGTCGATAGCCCATCTCGGAGATCGGGATCCCCGACCTTCCAATTCTGGAAGCGCTTTACCGAATCCTCTTGCCAGTAAACGTCACTCTTGGAGAGCACGTTTGCGACATCGACTGCAGCGCGATCCTCAGTGATCTTGTTGGCAATATCTGCGACCGACCCCAATGCATTCGCAGCAGTGCCGAGCGCCTGGCCCATATAGCTCTGCGAACTGACAGCCGAGCTCGCGCCCGGATTGGCCTGTACGCCTTGTGGAATGAACTGCCGCTTATAGGTCGGGATTGCGGTCGCCATGTCGTCCTCAGTTCAATTTTCTGCCGCCAAAATAATTGGCAGCGCCTTTCGTCAGCGCGCTGGCAGCACCGATATAGCCAGCCATGGAAGCCTGCCCCGCATTGGCACTGCGCTGCGCAGCGTTCGCGGTCTGCAATGCTTCTTCATCCGTATAACCGGCACGCTGCAGTGCGCCCTGATAGCGGATCGCCGTTGTATCGGCCTCGCTGTCATAGATCGACTGACGCAGCAGGTCCTCATTCAGACCAGCGCCGGCTTCACCACTGGCGGCAAGTTGTGTGCCAATAGCAGCGCGTGCACGACGGCGCTGCTCATCCTCGCGCATATTTGTTTCGACACCGGCTTGCGTTGCCCGTATTGCCGCGACCTTGGCATTGTAGTCTGCCATATTGGACGCAGTTTCTTCAGCCGCTGATGCCTGCTTTCCTTGCTGGATGAAACTGGCTGCACCGAGCGCTGCCGATGCAAGCGCCGCATAGGTCGCGAGAGAGCTCGTCGTCGCTGCTGCTGCCGTTCCTGCCGCTGCAGCAGTACCTGCGGCCGCTGTTCCAGCTGCTGCCGTTCCTGCCGCCGCAGTGCCACCAGCGCCAAGCGCTGCAAATGCCGCAGGTATGAATGCCATTACATCACCCTCGCAAACAGTTCATAATCGTCGCCTTCCGGCGAATAGGCCCGCATGGTGCCTTCATGCTCAAAACCGAGCCGCTTCACCAACCGCAAACCGGGCCCGAAACCGCACAGCACATAGGCTTCGATACGCCGATGCTTGGCCTGCTTCAGAAACCCTTCAACAGCCCGAACGATGCCAAACATATTCGGGCCCGCATCCTTGGAAACCAGCGCCCAAACCTGGGCTCGATTCTCCCACAATTCGGCAATGCCGCCACAGCCTAAAACAACATCACCACTGATCGCAGCAAAGGCTTGGCCGGAACTCATGATCATCTGCTGGTACTCTGGCCGCTGGATGAGCGGACCGAACATGGCCTGCGATGGCTGGACATCTAGCGCCTGCAGATGCCAAGCGCGCAACGGCTCGATCCTCATCGCCCGTCCTGAACGGTGATGATCGGCATTACGGCAACAATCGTCGCCGCCACTGGCTGGTCAATCTCGAAACCGTAATAGGCATCCGTGTCGTATCCATTCGGCCAGTCCACAGTCTTATCTCCCGTAAAGAGCGGCACCGGCTGATCCATCGGATCGCTGGCCTTGCGGAACTGGAAGTTATCGAGGCTCTTGCCATCGACCAGCACGCCGAATCTGCCGCCACCCGTATTATCCAGTCTCCAGGTGACTTTGTGGGCGCGTTTTGTCTTGCCCTGCGATGTGCCATCATTTGCGCCGCCTTCGATGCGCATTGAGCGCCAGCGCGCTGGGCATGACAGCCCGATCTGCACGATACTACCTGGCCGCTGCAGCGTGATCGAACCGCTGGTCACAACGCGATCAGGATGCGGCGCGCCGTCGGATAGCACCGATACCGTCATGCCCTCGAGATAACCAAGGCCAGTGATCGTCGTTGTCGGCGAACCGTTATAGGTCGCCCCACAATCGAGATAGAACTGCGATGACTGTGGATCGCCGATGCGGAACCCACGTTCCATATATTCGACATAGCGGCGCACAACGCCATTCACAGTGCGGCGTACGATCAGCCAGACTTCGGAGCGGTCGCCTTCTGCAGCCGGCATGACGGAAATCGATTCCACGAAAGCATCCCCGCCACCAACCGGATGCCGATGCCAGCCACGCACGCTCTGCTCAGGATTCCACGTGAATCCGATCAGTGCGCCATCAGCGCGGATACACCAGACAATCGGCGCAGGCTCAGAGGCGAACACGCACTGCACAACACCGCTTTTGGTGACGTGCTCGGCCAGCACCGTGGCGTTGGACGATTTATACGCATCAGAGCCGAAATCGTAGGATGTCTCACGCGCCTCAAGGCCGGAGCGCTTGAAGAACAGCAGGGCATCGACATTCTTGACTGGTACGACAGCACGCGAACCAAACTGCGACATGGCACGGGCACGCACATTGGCGGGGCCAAGCGGATCGCCATTCGCCAGGTCGCCAATGGCAAACTCACCACCAGCAGTGCCTGCGACCAGGTCGCGGTCAGGGGCAAGCCACTGGATATCATTGAGCTTGCCAGACGCCAGATTGACGGTGATTGCCATATCGTCCGTCACTTGCCCGAACGATTTTGGCGAATAGTCCTCATAGTCCGATGTCACAGACGACCATGCCTGGCGCTTTCGGCCCCACCAGAGGCGATCACGAAAGAAGGCGACGGCATAGGGCCAGCCCTCTACGGCAGACCATTCGGCATAAGCCCAGCGTGTCGTCGCATTACCGGAACTGACAACCTGCGACGGCAACTGCTGGATCACATCAGCTGTGACGACTGTGCCAGACGTGAAGCCGGTAATGCGAACCCAGCCATAGCCTGGATCCTCATAGAGCCAGAGCACGCCATTATCGCCATCGTTCAGCGCGCCCTCAGTATGCACCGGACGATTAGTGCCAGTCGTTGCCGAGTTCTGTGCAATATAGGTTTTGCTATCGCTGCGGCGCTCAGCGCCAACAGTGATCGCCTTGGAGACTTCCCATGCCGGGATTGCATTGAGGTTCTTCGATTCGAGATAGAACAGCGAGCCGACATGACCTGCCTGAAAGATCGCAGATGAGGCCGTGAGTGTGATGCCCGTCCCTGTCGCTGCACTCGCATAGACCGTCGTCGTCGTATCATTCAGCGACTTCCATGGTCCGCCCTTCGACTGAAACAGATCGAGCTCGAACGTCGTCGCAGTCAGGCGCTTTAGGATGCGCTGCTGATAGTCTGGCGAGGCGATATAGAGGAAGTCACCCGACTGCGTGAACTGCAGGCGCGGCGTGCCATCGGTGTTGTAGAGGTTCGCAATCGTGTAAGGCGTAGCGATCTCATAGGGAACACCAGGCGATGATTCGATAATGCCTCGTACCTTCGTCACTGCATCCCAGGTATAGAACCGCACATACTGATCGCCGAACTCGACCTGATAGGCCTGCGTCACGGAATATTCGAACACCTGCAGCAGCGGGCGACCAGCAGCAGAATTCTTCACCTCATGGACAAAGCGCGTGCCACCACGACGGATGGCCGGGCCCTGCACTGATAGCAGGAAGTTTTCGCAGATCGTCGCGCCATTCGGATATTTCTCGAAATCGACGCGGCCGGCCAGCAGCGGAGAGAGCTCGCCGGCATTCGTGCTGGTGACAATCGGGGAAGCGCGTCCCATGTGTTCCCCTTAAGGAATAGTAACGCCAGAGGGATAGGCACTCCAATCCTCGCCGGTTGCGAGGCCATACGGGCCATTGCGCGACTCGTTCCATGATCCTGAAGGGAACTCCTCTGGCGGGTTCTCAATGGCATCCATGGCGTGAGCACGGTCGATGGCGAGCTTATATTGCTGGGCAAGGCGCTGGAACTTTGAATCGGATTGCGTCAGTGTTTCGCAGGACTCCATCGCGAGCTTGCAGGCGAAGGCATCGACGAACAGCGGGTCCCAGCTGGCGACTGCGACGCGAGACAGATATCGCACCTTGAGCGGGGCGGTCAGATTGGTCATCAGGCGATTGCCTTCGACAGACCATGCGCCGCTCTGGCGGGACGTTGAGCGCACATAGATGTCATTGACCTGCACCAGGCCGAGGTAATCGGATGGCAGCGGATACTGGTAGGAATAACCCCAAGCTGGAGCATCAGCGAGCGCTGATAGTGCCGTGCGCTTCAATGCAAACTTCCACCAGCTGGCCTTCATTTCGGCATCTGCGACCAGATCGAAAATGCGATTGAGCGTGCGAGCCGGCTTGGTATCGTCGGTCAGCAGCAGGATTGGATCATCGCCGAGCTTGGTCAGCGCGAGATTTGCGACTTCGACTTTGCTTGCCATGGCGTTCCCTTATTTCTACCGTTGCGCAATTCTACAGCGCAGGTGTGATTTCCTCAACGCATCACGACTGCTGAAGCGCGATGCATGTAAATTGAACGCCAGAGGCGGAGCCAGCAAATACATTGAACACAGCACCTAGTAACAGCGTCGCCAAGTTCTGTGGGATAACCTGACCGCGATAGCCCTTGCAAACGCAGCCAATGTAATTACCGCCACCATCAGTCGTCCACTGCTTTACCTTGAAAGTAATGGGTGGATTGTCTGCCGCTTCGATGTAAGTGAAATCAATGCACGGCATGGATGAAAACGACCGGGTAAATGTGACAGTCGCCTCATTGCTTGCATTCAATGTGCCATTGGTCGCGCTGGTCAGGCGCGGGTGCATGTGGTCGCCACGTGATGCCGCCTGTTCTGTGCCGATCACGGCCGCTGTTGCTTCAGGATTTGGCGCTGCGCCTGATAGTGTGACAAGAGGATTTTCGAACGGCATGATCAGAACTCCCGCGCAGTGATAGCAGGAGATCCAGATACTGCGATGATGTACCATGCCGACGTACTATTCTCGAGTTCGAAGTAGCCGCCATTGGCCGGAACCTTTATATTGCCAGCGCCAGCAGAAGCAGCGGCTGGCGACACCGGGTTCAGCCACACATCAATCGTGCTGTCGTTTTTCACGTAGAAACGGCGACGCGCAGTGTTGGCAGGCATCAGCAACTGGCTGGTTGTGCTCGCCGTGATGCTGCGATCTGTCCCGCCAGCTGCAGATAGTTCTGCCGAAGAGTACACAGGCAGCGCATGCGTTCCGTCGCCAACATCCTTCATCTTCAGCCGGACAGACTGATCTTCATCAAGACGCACATTGACATCAACCATTCCATATACCCCTATGAAAACGGGCGCTTTCGCGCCCGTTTTCAGTTTCAGATCACATCGGCAGGCTGATCGGGATCGGCCTTTTCGCCCTTCTTGCGAGGGGCGGGTTTCTCCGGCTCTTCAATCGTGAACCACGACCCTTCCTTGATTCCGTCAGGAACCTCGAAGCGGTCGCCGGGCTCGCGAACTTGACCGAAGAAACCCCGTTCATGCGCGACAGCGGTAGCCATCGCTTAGGTCGCCGACACGCCAGAAGGCAGGTATTGCTGAGCGTCCAGATCCTTGACCAGATAGGCCGAGGCCGTGCCGCCCGTGGTGGTCGCACCAGAAATGCGGAACACCACGCGCAGGTAACGACGCAGGCCGATCGGCAGCTTGATCTTGGCGAGGTTCTTGTTGGCAGTCGCCGTGGCAACGCCAACCGTCGGGCCGACAATCTTGTCAGCGAACGACGAGTTATCGGCCGAGTCCTGCAGCACGACCTGAATCGAAGCGCCTGCGCCAACAAGGGCGGCATTCATCTTCGCGGTCAGGTACATGTTCTCGCCGATGCCGATGTCAGCCGCCGCACCCGTGTCATAGACATTGGTCGAGGTGATATCGCCGGCAGCAGCGGCCACAGATTGGGCCTCTGCAAATGCTTCCTGGGAATCAATAAACATGGTTCAGGCTCCTGTAATCGGACGAATTAGACGACGCGTGCTTCAGTGCGCAGCAGGCGGTCCACGGTGCGAACCGGGACGCCGAGAAATGTCAGGGTTCCAGCACCTGCAAAGCCCGGTGCAACTTGACCGAACTGTTGGGTAGCCGGCTGGATGGCGAGCACGTTCTGCGAACGATCCATCGCGGCCTTGGCAAGCGCCGTGGTGATGACGCGATGACCATAGAGAACCGGGCGGCCCTTGTTCAGATTCGGGATGCGGGCGAAGGCATCAACGATGAGTTTGTTGATGTGGGTCGCTGCAGTGATAGCCTGGGTGCCAGTCTGGCCAATGAGGTCGGACACGTCGATATTGGCGATACGCACAGCATAGCGCCAGTCGCGAACCGACAGGCCGCACTTCCACTGCCAGCGGTCAGCATAGGCGCGGAAACGGGCCGGCGGTGTTTGCGAATCGAAGGCGTCGATCAGGCCAAGATCCTCATGCTGCAGACCAGCCTCGGAGCTTCGCGGATAGATGCCGCAAATGGTGTTCTCGTTCCATACGATCAGCCAGAGCGATGTGTTGTCAGTGCTGGAGCCACCTGCGTCAATGATGTTCGCTGAGGTCGTGCCAGCACCACCAGACAGCGAGTTGTAGCGTGCAGTCAGTCCAGTGAAGCGCTCAGGGTTCACATCGGTATCGCCGTAGAACAGCGTATCGAGGAAGTCTTGCGACATGCCTTCGATATGGGCATCGGCTTCGGACAGACGGAAAGCGGCAGTATTGCCGTTGAGCTCGGCCACGTCCTTGTCGATTTCTGAGCGCTGCTCGAGATTGCCACAGGCATCGGTGACTTGCGCGCGGAGAGATTTCGTCGGCTGGACGCCTTGATACATCTTGCGCCAAGTCGATGCCGGCAGACCGGTGCGAACAGTCGTCTGGTGGCCGGTCGGCAAATTGCCTTCCTTCCACAGAATGTCTTGGATCGCGTCATTGTTCTGGCTGAGCAGTTCGATGACGGCGGCGGTTTCGCCATTCGGATCGATGGACTTAGCGAAATCGGTCAAAGTGACCGCACCGGGCTTTGTGGGCAGAGTAGCCATGTGAGCTCCTAGAGAGATATACGGTTACTCGATGCCGCACGCCTCAGTTGTCGCGTGAAAACAACATCGATTGATGCGCAATCTACATCACATAGCACTGTTGCATCAACGCAACACCCAAAAAGAAAGCCCGCCATAAAGACGGGCATTGTTGCGTAAATACAACAGTCAGGCTGCCGGGCCCTGATGGTTCGGATACATGCGCTCAGCAAGCGATTTCGTCGGGCTGCCAGAAGTCTGTTCGCCAAGGCCAGGAGCGCCATGCTCGGCAAGCCCCTTCCCCATGTCGTGCAGCATCGTGATCACGCCGCGATAGCCGACCACGCGCTCGATAGCCGACACGACATCGCTGGCCTTCTCGGCAGGGAAGAACTGGCGCATGGCACGCTTGGCGAATTCAAAGTTCTCGGCGTGCTTGTCGCCCCACTCTGTTTTCAGTGCGTCGGCCTCGGCTTGGTTCTTGGTGTTCATCGCCGTAATGCGCGCATTCTCAGCGGCCTGCCAGTCTGTTGCTGCCTTGGACTGCATCGCATTCCAGTCAGTTGCCAGACCCTTGGCCTGCTCGGCGGTGATGCCATGCTTGTGCAGCAGTGGGGCCATCTGCTTGGCGAATGCATCATCGCTGCCTTCTGGGATCGGCAACTCGTAACCATCGGCAGTCTCAGGACGGCCGAGCTTGGTATAGAACTCCGCCCATTGCTCAGGCGTGGCGTCCTTGCCGGGCATGGTCAAGACTGGCGGTGCGTTCGGATCAGCAGCAGGCGCGTCTGCTGGCTTGGGTGCCTCAGCACCGAGTGCGGCAGCTGCGTCATTGACTGCGACCGGTGCGACAGCAGCCGGAACAGCAGGCGTATCAGTAGCAGCAGGTGCGGCAGCAGGCGTTACTGGTGCGGCAGTGGCAGCAGTTGCTGTGGAATTCTCATCAGCCATTTCAAATCTCCGGGTTGGTGTGTCGTAAAAATCAGCTGACGAGCTCAGCCTTCGCCTGCTTGATCTGCTCTTCGATATCCATACGCTTCAGCTTCTTCACTGCCTCACGGCCTTTCTGGCTCAGCAGTGAATCCAAAACAGCGCCAGGCTGGGACAGCGCGAACTGCAGCGTGTCAATGCGGCCCTTCAACTCAGTGCGTTCATGCGCGGTCAGCGTCTTGCTCATGGTGTTTCTCCATTGTCGTTTTCTTCCATGTCCCGAATCTCGAATAGCTTCTCATCGGTCAGGTCTAGGATCTGTTGCAAATATAGCAAAACTTCCTGCTTCCCGTGCAGCTTTCCGGTCTGGTACATGTCGGTCGCGCCGTGCTTATCGGTTGCAATCGGCAGCGTTCCCGCGTTGCAATACTCGCGCAGATCATCGAGCACGGTCTGGCGCTGCTTCGTTGTCGACCTGTTGTTTAAAAACAACGCACGATATGCTGCGCGCAAATTCCACCAGCGATGGAACAGAGACCTCGGCTTTTCAGTCGCTGAGCTCAATGCAGCACCCTTTCATCATACTGCTCGAGCCAATCGTCGAGCGCTTCTGCCTCATCGTCGCCATGACCGACGAACTCAGGGAAGGCATCACAGAAGGCAACCTGTCCCGGCGTCGCGTCGTCGTAGCAATCGACGATCAGCGTGATCGGCGTCATACGACGGCCGGAGCAGGGCCTGCAGGAACGGCAGCGGCCATGGCTTGAGCTTGAGATAGGTTCTTGGCGGTTTCGGCAATCACGGGCGCGGCCTGGATCAACTGCTGTGCCTGCGCGGCCTGTGCATTCTGCTCGTCGATCTGCTCCATTTCCTCGTCGGAATAGAGAATCTTGGCCGGCGCGCCATTGACATCGAAAATGACCTTTGTGGCCTCGTCAATGTTGACGCGCTTGAACACGCGTGCGCCAGCCTCCGGGCCCATGGCCGCGGCAATCGGTGCCAGCTGCTCGAAGGAGCGCAGGATCGCCACGCCTTCCTCAGCACGGCGTGCACGCGACAGCGGAGAGTCGAACTCGATAGCGTAGAGGCCGCCGGCTTCCATCAGCTTCTGTGGCATTTCAGGCAACTGGTCGGCAGCCGCCAGAATGTCGATCTCGCGATGGATCATCGGCGTCAGGAACTCAGCCTCGATACGCGAGCCGGTCGGGCCAACAAGCTGGCCTTTCTCCTGCGCACGCAGCATGGCTTCGGTCGCCGTGATGTTCGGCTTATCGACCAGGATCTGGAACAGCGTGTTCAGCAAAGCGTCATTCACGACAGAGCGCTTTTGCTGGATCAGTTCTTCGCTGATGCCAAGGTCGCCGCCGACATCCAGCGGCATGGCCTTGGGCTTACCCTGATCATCGACCCAGCCCGGATTGAACGCAGCCGGCGTCATGCGGATAGCGCCGCCACCGATACCGTCACGCGCTGCGATCATGGGCGGGAGTGCCTTCAGCTGGGCAGCCTGCACGGTGTCGCGCATCATGACGTTCAGCATCTTCACGTCGGGCAGGATGGTCATGCATGGCGAACGTCCATAGACCTCGCCAGGCACCAGATCATAGCGCGCCGTCGGATAGGGGAAGGTACGGAAACCGCCTTCGTCGATCAGTTCGCGTGTTTCATAGAGGATGAAGTACGAAACAAACTCCATGCCATGATAGTCGCGACGCGATACGTCGGCATTTGCACGCGGTTTGACGCAATGCAGGAAGCGGAACTCCTGATCGCCACGGCCCTTTTCGACAGCATCCTTGACGCGCGATGGCGTCTTTGCACCCCACATCATGACGGCCTGGCGCGCTGTCCAGAACCAGTCGCGATGCACAAGGTCGACATTGCCGAACTGGTTCTCGGCAAAGTACAGCTGCTTCATCGGAATGGCGCGGTAGTACAGCCCCTTGCCGACGTTCTCGCCGACGAACATGGACATTGAGCCGAACTTGCCAGACGTGTAGTAGCAGCCCTGCACCTCGGAATCGAAGTTCGCTGCATAGCGCGCTGCGAACAAGCGCTTGTTCACCTCATCGGTGTAGCGCTTGACTTCGATGTCCTCAGCCAGTGATTCATCGGTCGGCTTGATGTTGGCCCAAATCTGTGCACGCGGCGTGACCAGCGAATGCATGGCCGCCTTGAATCGGTCGAGCGCGAGGCCAGGCGTTGCGTCGAATACCTTTTCCTGATTCGGCTTTCCCTTGCTGGTCTTTGGCGATGTCTTGTTGCCGAACTCGACACGGCTCGGCTGGATACGATCATCGATCTCCTGCCATACCTGCTCAACAGCGGCCCGACTGGTGATCAGGCGCGAATGGAAGTCGATGCACTCGGTCGCGCGGCTATCCGCCATGTCAGTCTCCGATCAGCCCAGCAGCTGCTTGGCAGCGACACTGCCAGCCGTGGTGCCCTGCGTGCTCGCGCCCGTGTCAGTGGCCGCAGCGCCTTGGCGGCGACGCATGATGTCAGACGTTGAGCGGTCGACGATTTCCTGATTGACGACAGGCGTCTGAACCTCGGTCGGGGCCGGCATTTGCTGCACCTTTGGGGAACTGAACAAAGCGGTCATGTGATCACCTCATGCGTAAATATCCCAGGACGTGTCGGCCCTGGTTGGAATTTCGGCGACATCGTAACACGGCACAGCGAAGGTTAGGGCAAGACTATCAGCACGGTCAGGCGACTTAACCCCGCGTTTCTTCGCATCGTCTTTCGATTCCATCAGCAACTCGCCGCCTCTGAATTCGTATTGCAGCGCTGTCAGGTCTGTCGAGAGATCAGGATCGTTCGGTAGCGTCGCACCGTTCTTGAGGTATTCGCGCATGTCGCGCCAGGTGCGGGCCCGGAGATTGTAGTTCTGCCCATCAGACAGACGGATCGATGAATTAACATCAACGACGATATGCCGGAAGTCACGACGCAGGATGTCAGCCACCCCTGCCCCGATGCCGATGGTATCGACAGCGATCTGGCTTGGCCGCTCGCCCCATGTCATCGCCACATCCTTGACGCGGCCGGCGACATCAACCACGTCGCACTTGCCGAACACGATCTGCGGATAGACAACACGGCCCTTTCGGAGCGTGATGACCGTCTTGTCGTCACCGAAGCGGGCCACGTCTACGCCGATCTGCAGCGGGCCCTCAGCGCGAACGTCTGCCACACCTCGCGCCATACAGGCTGTAACGATGTCGCCAGCGATCCATGCATTGGTGACGGATGCCGTGTAGTCACGGTCGATTTCCTGCGCGACGATCACAGGGTCAAGCGTTGCCTTTTGGCGCTCGTACCAGGCATGATCTTTGCGTGGATCATCCTTCCAGTCGAACACGAACACCGGGATCTTGCCGCCATGGCGCTTGCGATAAAACGGATTGCCAGCCCCGTTCGGCGTGCTCACATCGATCTTGCAGTTGGATGTCTGGCTCAGAGCGGCATCGATCGATTCTGGCTGCTCGTAGAACGCACTCTCGTCCTTGAAGTACAGCGATGTCCGGTTGCCGCGGCCGATGTTCGTGCCGGCTTCACCAACCACCGCAGAGCCATCCTGCGGATTGGTGATGCGCATCGATGGCGCATGCGTGCGCTCGTTGTAGCCCTTCGGCAGGAACTCTACGGGCAGGAGCCTGATGAGCTCGCGCAGCTTCCAGAACAGCGATTTCGGATCGCCGAGCTTATCGACATATTCCTCTTTCCGCGATCCGAAACCGACGACTGTGCCAGGGTGGAACAGCCAGAACCAGGCCGCCACGCCAACGCAGAGCCATGACAGGCCCATATCGCGGGATTTCTCGACCAGGCCGTCCTCACGCCTGCGCCAGCGCTCGACAAGCCAGTCGACGCACTCGACTTGACGCGGGAACAGCATGAACGGAACGACGGCCGGCAGGCCGATTTCAGGCAGGCGCGGATCGAAGGTGCAGGACCAGTCGTGCAGGAAATGCGCCGGATGCTGGGCGTAGAACTTTTTCAGGCCTTCCAGAAGGCCAGGCGTTGCCCGTATCTGCTCGAGGCGACGCTTGCGCTCGATCCAGACAGCATCATAGGCCGGTGACTTCCAATCCCAGCCAGTAGGGAACCAGAGCTCGGGCTTATCGCTCACGGCTTGGTGCCCGCGAGGATGAGTTTGTAGGCTTCGTCAGGGCTGACAGTCACGTTGGACTGGATAGCAGGCAGGTCGTCAGCACCGCCGATGGCGAGTTTGTCGCCGTAGCGCTTAGGCAACAGCTTAGACAGCAGCCATTTGCGCGTATCGACACGCAAGCGAGAGCGGGCAATCACATCATGGTCGGTGCGTGTATTGCCTTCCTCATCGACATAGGTGTCATTGCTCCCATCATCAGCGATCACCAGCAACTCGGCAGCCAGGTCATGAGCTCGGCGCTCTAATGCGCGCGCGTACTGTTCCGCAGCATCCGGGTGCTTGTCGGCCCATCGAAGGAACGTGGATGACGTTGTGCCCTCAGCAGTGCAAGCTGCACGCAACACTTCGCCGTCCGCAACGCGTTCACACACGCGCAGAAACAGGGCAGGGTCGTATCCGTTGGTTTTCGGTTTAGGCATGTTGTGAAATCTACATCATCAGTTGCGTTTTCGCAACAGTGCGAAGCGAGGCGGGAATTCCCATGTCGGTCGCCCATGACACCGTGACGCAGTGACAGCGATTTCCTATGCGGGGGCGTTTTTCTCGCGGGCGGGTACGATCAACCTCTTCCCCTATATTTCTACTACTATATATATTAAGTGTCATAGGTGTCATAGGTGTCTTTATAGGTGTTATATCAATGAGTTACGATGTGACGCTTGTTTTAGTAAGTGACGCCTAGGTGTCGCTTTGGGCACAAAAGCATGCGTGCCGATCCGGTGCGTTTCGACTTCTTGCCGTTCATGTCTCGGATGACAATTGCCGCCTTCGTGCATTCTGAAACGGTAGGTGTCACACGACCGAGCTCTTTTAGGACATCTGTGGCACTCACCCAGCGCCATAAACTCGGCGCATCTGACCATGATAAACCTGTCTGAATGAGCTCCTGGATTGGGTCTATTACCTCGAAATCCTTGTTGTGAGCATTCAGGCTTTCCATTTCCTCAGGCTGCAGAAACCATGATTCTCCGGCCTTGTAATCGGCGGCAATCTCTGCCCAAACCTGCTGCATATCGAGGTTGTGGCTGTGGTCTATGGCCTCACATTCAATAGTCCAATAGCGCCGGTTGCCGGTCGGATCATGCAGGAATTGCTTCGGATTAACCGATGCGAAAAACACAGTGCGGCGGGCATATTCCGACTCTTTGCGGGCAAAGGCGCGGCGCAGGATATCGCGGTCGCGGGTGATGAAAGCCTTGAGCGCTGCGATGTCAGACTTGCGGAATGTGGCATCCAGTTCGCCGAGCTCAACCAGCCAGTTGCTGACCGTCTGCTTTACGCTGTCGCGGTCGTCCGGCTTGAGAATTACACCGTCCTGAACCAGGCCGAGCTCTGCTGGAACCAGCGACTTGAACCACTTGGTTTTGCCGAGGTACTGATCGCCCTGAAACACCAGCACGCCATGAGCGCTGACGCCGTTATCTCGATAGGCTCCGGCCACGGCTGAAATCATCCAGCGGCGGATGAATGCGTTTTTCATGGTGCCGACGTTCTCGTTCAGATCCTCGCCGACAGCTGTGATCGTGGCGGCCAGCTTATGGAAACGGCGTATGCCGTCCCATGGCTTCGACTCGATCCAGCGAACGACGGGATTGTATTGGTTCAGGTCGGCAAGATAGGTCGCGAAGGAAGGCACCTGCTCGGTTGGCATGCGGAATTTTGCACACTCGGAAATCAACCATGCGATTGAGGCATTGGCGCGGTTGTCTACCGTAAATCCGACGCTAGGGATCAGTAGCTCCTCGTCCTTGCTGATGACGTTGTAGCGGATATTCACGCCAAGCCTGCGGCAGACCTCGCGCAGATTGTCGATAGTCGCGAGTGGCTTGCCCTTGTCGTTGCAGTTCGGCAGCCAGGTCATGTAGTCGATAGAATCGTCTGCCAAGATCACGTCGGCCGCCGGGCTGGGCCGTGTTGCCACGGGGGGAAACCCAGACTCCGGCGGTTTCTCGACGGCAGCGCCCGAGGTGAAAGGAGGTAATGCCCCTGCGCTGCTGCCAGTGTTATTTTCCGCGCCGGCGGATGGGGCACTTGCTGGCTTGTCCCGTTCGACCGGCTGTGAGCCGGTAGGGCGCGTATCGGGTGCGCCAGGCCCTGTCGGGTTGGACGGCGCTGTCTGGCCGTCAAAGCATGCGCGGACGGCTGGAAGCCCTTCGCTCACATGCAGATCGTTGAAATCGGTGCCGCGGTCGGCGGTGGTGAAGCGTGGCACGGCGAGCTCGGCATCGACAGCCGTGGCTGCCGCGGTCGCATAGGTGATGCCAGGATTGCCGTCAGTGAATGCATCATCATCCGCGGCTATGATCAGCCGAGCATCAGGCAGCGCGGCGCGGATTTTTTTTGCCACAGCCTCGAGATTGCCCGCCGAGAACGCGACGACAACGCACCATTCGGTTGCCATATGGATGCTGCAGCCGGTCGCCCAGCCTTCGCAGATCACCACGGGCCCAGATGGCGTCGGCTTACCGAGCACGGTATAGGCACCGGCTGCCGGCGTGCCTGTCTTGAACTTACGGCTTCCGTCCGGCTGGATGATCTGCAGGCCGACCAGCGCGCCAGGGCCGTGCCGCATCGGGATCAGCAGCATATCCTTGAGGCGACGCGCACCGATGCAGGCGACTTGCTTGCGGGCTGCGTATGGATGGCTGATATCGTCGGCGCGGGCTGCGTCCCACATGGTGGCGGATTCTGCGGCGGCCCGAGCGGTCGCCAGGCGGCGCTCCTCGTCACGCTGAGCCTCGAGCTCCTGCATGCGCTTGCGCCACGCTTGCTTTTCCTCCGGCGTGAATTCGCGCTGCTCGCTGGACTTCCAGGTGACATCGACACCGCCACGATTGCAGCCAAAGCGGCCGGCTGGGCGCTCGTCATCGTGCAGGACATACCAGCCTGCGTCGTCTGATTTTTTGCCGTTGCTGCTGAATCGGTGCAGCTTCCCATCGCCTTTGATTGCGTCTGGCGGCGTCAGGCCAGCAGCCGCGATTGCGGCCTTAAATTTTTCTGCCGCGCTCATACACTGTGAGCGCAGAGGCAGTTTTGCAGAATAGGTGCGCGCGGGTTCATACCAACCCCAACGCGATCAGAATGCCGAGCAATAGAAAAACGAAGGCGTATTCAACGCCGCAATAAATACCGATGAGGCCCGTCGCCATCAGCACAGCGACGACCACAGCATGCAGAATTTTTTTCATTAAAGCCCCCAACCATAGGCACCGAATGTAGGAAAAGTGGAACCGGGAACGCTGGTCGGTGACACCAGCCTTTCGGTGGCGGGTAGCTAACCCGTCCCTATCCCAGCCCACGACTCATAGTAGCGAAATGATGTGATTTTCGCAATGTCTGGTGTGTTGTATTTATCAGACAGTGCTAGCGGTCAGAACGGGCAATCTACGTCTGCGCCACTCTGCTGCGG